TTTTATCCGTATGCGTGACGGTGGCTCTGTAAAATATTAGGACTCTCCATCCTAAAAAGTTTGACGGCTACCCGGTAATCCCACCGGCCCCGTGATTAAGACAGCGGCTACCCTCCTGCCAGAGGCCCCGTGAGATAGGAGAATATATGGCAAAGCAAAAAGGGCATCGCGCCAACAAAGCAAATGATAGCTTTGGAACAATCAATAACTCGTCCCTCTATCGTGGTAAATATCGAGAAGAAGTTTACGAAGAAGAGGAAGAAACAACGGTAGAAGCAACGGACCCCTCCGAAGAAGAGGCTACTCCAGCAGAAGAACCGAGTTTCGCACAGCCGAAAGAGGAATCCGACACCGACTATAAAAAACGGTACGACGATCTGAAACGGCATTATGACACTAAGCTTCAAGAGTGGAAGCAGGAGCGAGCAGAACTCGCAGAGACACAACAAGCGGGCCGCGAAAGTGGCTTACCGACATCTGAGTTACCAAAGACTGTCGATGAACTCGAAGAGTTTAAGGCAAAGTATCCAGATGTATATGCTGTTGTTGAAACTATTTCTACGATGCAAGCAGAGAATCGTCTCAATACCTTGAAGGGTGAAATTGAACACCTCAAAGGCCGTGAGAAGGAACTCGAGGTACAGAGTGCGTACAAGGAGCTACTCCATGCGCATTCAGATTTTGAGAACCTTAAAATGGATGAGAAGTTCTTGATGTGGTTGGATGAACAACCGTCTTCCATCGCAGATGGAATCTACAAGAACAACACCGATTCTAAGTGGGCTATCCGAGTTGTTGACCTGTACAAAGCAGATGTTGGCATTCCAAAGAATCGGAGGAAACCCAAAGATGCCGATCCTGCGGTAGCAGTAACTAAGACGTATGCAAAAGACGTAATTGGTGAATCTACGCCGGACAAAAAAATATGGAAAGCCTCCGAAATCGGCAAGATGAAGCCGTGGCAATTTGAGAAGCTGGAAGCAGAACTCGATGCGGCACGTGCGGAAGGCCGAATTGATTACTCACAATAACCCATAACTATCTCATAAGGAAGGGTAAATAAAATGGCATTTCCAAAAGCCTCAGGTTATACCAACCTGAACAGTGGTAACTTCACTCCTGAGATTTTTTCTCAGAAAGTATTGAAGTTCTTCCGTCGCGCGTCTGTTATTGAAGACATCACTAACACTGACTACGCTGGCGAAATTGATAACTACGGTGACACAGTACGTATCATCAAAGAGCCTACAATCACAGTATCTAGCTACTCACGTGGCGCGACTGTCTCTCCACAAGATTTGGCAGACGACCAGATCACTATGGTTGTAGATCAGGCGAACGCTTTCGCGTTCAAGATTGACGACATCGAAGAGCGTCAGTCACACGTCAACTTTGAGGCGTTGGCTACTTCTTCAGGCGCGTACTCTTTGAAGCGTAAGTACGACGCAAACGTACTCGACGAAATGGTAACAAGCGCAGGTATCACTTCTGAGTCTGGTGCATCTGTACAGCAGGTAACTGGCTTAGGTACACTCGCGGCACCTATCGACTTGAACACTGCAAGCGCTGATGGTGACACTGCTATCAACTTGTTGCTCAAGATGGCCCGTGCCCTTGACGACCAGTCAATCCCAGAAGAAAACCGTTTCTTCGTTGCGCCTCCTGCGTTCTGCGAAGTTCGCGGAAGTACAGGTCACTGGTGACAACACTTCACCACTCCGTAACGGTCTCGTTATGCAGGGTAACATTGCAGGTATGCGGTGCTACAAGACTACTGCACTGAACGATTCAGGTACTGACATTGTCACATTGACAGGTCTGGATGCTGGCGAGAACGCGATTCTTGCAGGTCACATGTCTTCTACAGCGACTGCATCGCACATCGCTAAGACAGAAGTTGTACGTGACACTGGCACGTTCTCTGACATCGTTCGTGGTCTCCACGTCTTCGGTCGTAAAGTACTACGTCCTGAAGGTCTGGTACGCGGCGTCGTCACCTTCGCATAAACCGATAGTCGGGGGCCTTCGGGCCCCTTGACATTTTTGAATTAATCATATAAGCTCGCGCTACGGTTCCGCAGGGGTATATATACACATGGCACAAAGAGGTCTTTGGGACAACATCCACGCTAAACGTGAACGAATTAAAGAAGGTTCTGGTGAACGTATGCGTAAGCCGGGATCTAAAGGTGCACCCACAGAAGAAGCTTTAAAACGGTCTGCGAAAGCAATGGGCGGCTACACACAAAGATGGAATAAAGCACGTGGCAATTGAATACCGCGGAGAGAAATTCTCTGGGTACAACAAACCAAAGCGCACTCCGAATGGCCCGAAGAAGTTTGCTGTACTCGCTAAGAAAGGCGACAAAGTAAAGCTGGTTCGTTTTGGCGATCCAGACATGAAGATTAAAAAAGATCAGGCCGCAAACAAGAAATCTTACTGCGCTCGTTCCGGAGGAATTAAAGGGACAAGCGACGTTTTTTCAGCTAATTACTGGTCACGTAAAAAGTGGAACTGTTGATGAATTACGACATTAAAGAACTCGAAGATCAACTCATTGACCACGAAGGCTTAGAACTCAAGCCATATCGCTGTACAGCCGAGAAACTTACCATTGGGGTTGGCCGTAACATCGAAGACCGGGGCATCTCAGAAGACGAAGCCCGCTACCTTCTCAAAAACGACATCAAGATCGTAGAAAATGAATTACTTGCGCAAAAACCCGAAGTTGCTGGACTTGATCCTGTTCGTCAACGTGTGCTTGTGGACATGGGTTTCAATTTAGGAATTCCAACTTTGATGAAGTTTCAAAACATGTGGGCCGCGATTGAAGCTGAAGACTTCCGTCTAGCGGCAGAAGAGGCTATGGACAGTCGCTGGGCAAAGCAGGTAGGGCGTCGGGCCGAAAGACTCTGTCAGGCAATGGCTACAGGTGAGTGGGTGTGAGTTCATCAAACATCGCACAAAGAAGTCGCATGATTTCTGTAAACACTGAATGCGACACAGACGCTCAAGAAGAAACTTTATACACTTGTCCATCTAACTGCCGCGCACATGTAAACATGATGCACATTGTAAATGACGGTGGTACTGTGTCTGTGTCGATTGACTTTAACCGGCACAGCGACACACAAACAAAACTCGGAGTAGACGCACACGCACATATTTTAGGCGGTAAGAACATGAACACAGGGGATTACATCCAGTTTACTGGCGCTGAAATTATCATGGAACCCGGTGATTCAATCGCGTGTACTGCTGATGGTAGTACACCTCATGTTGACGTACTGGCAACTATCGAAGAGTTTTTTATCTCGCCTAATTAATCAGGAGACATAGATGAGTAAGTCTAATTACTTAGAAAACAAAGCATTGGATCACAGTTTAGGCACTACGTCTTTTACGGCTCCTACTGCTACATACTTAGGGCTGTTTACAACAGACCCAGCCGAGGACGGAAGCGGCACGGAAATTTCCGGAAATGGGTATGCACGTGAGGATATCAACTTCGGTGCGGCATCTTCTGGTTCTGCATCAGGACCTACATCCGGGGACGGGGCAATTGAATTCACAGCATCCGGTGGTGACTGGGGAACAGTGTCACATTTTGCAATCTTCGATGCTCTAACTTCAGGGAACATGCTCTACTACGGAGCATTAACAAATTCAAAAGCAGTATCAGACGGCGACTCAGTTCGATTCGCTGTTGATTCTATCACAATTACCGAGGGTTAATAAATGGCATCTTTAGTATATAATCACGCTGTGCATCAAGCTTTGACGGGCGGTCTGGATTTTGACACAGACACGTTCTACATGATGTTGGTTAGTTCTTCTTACACCGCAGACAAAGACGGACACGAAGATCGTGCGGACGTAACAAACGAAGTTACAGGTACAAACTACACTTCGGCAGGCAAGGAAGTAACTGTAACTGTTACCGACGACAACGCAAACAACCGTGTTGATATTGATTTTGATGACCTTACGTGGGGCACTTCTACAATTACCGCGGCGGGTGCAGTTGTATACAAGTCCACTGGAACAGCGGCTAACGATACTCTCGTTGCGTTCTTAGACTTTGGAGGTAACGTATCGTCAGACGGAGGCGATTTTACCGTACAGACCACGTCACCTATCCGATTCTCTAACTCATAATCCTAATGCGCCCTTTGGGGCGCTTTTTTATGGAGATTTTTCAGTTATCAATTTACTGCAAACGGAACCACTAGTTGGTAAAGGGGCTCTAAGGCATGGCATTAGTTCTTAAAGACAGAGTCAAAGAAACAACTGCAACAACAGGCACAGGTTCCTATGTGCTCGCTGGAGCGGCAACAGGGTTTCAGTCGTTTGCTGACGCGCTAGCTGACGGCGATACGACGTACTACGCGGTTGAAGACGGCACTGACTGGGAAACCGGCTTAGGCACATGGACTGAGTCAACGACAACACTTGCCCGCACGACGATTTATGAAAGCTCCAACTCAGGCAACGCGGTTGATTGGGGGGCAGGAAGTAAAGATGTGTATATCACATTGCCTGCTTTCGGCCTTCAGTCGTACGTTGCTATTAATTCTTTGGTTTTTGGAGATTAGTCATGCCAAACATGATTGGAACAGGTTCTATTGATGGCAAGACTGCCTTGCAGGCCGTTGGAACATCCGCCACAGCAATTGTCACGAATTCAGCGGCAAGCGGGAAGATACTGAAAATTAATAGTTTGTATTTGTCAAACGTAGATGGAACAAACAACACCGCAGTAGAGGTTGATATCTTCAGATCGTCAACAGCTTATCACTTATTAAGCGGAGTAGTGATCGCCGCAAAAACAACGATGGATGTTATTAATAAACCAATTTATCTACAAGAAGGCGATTCTTTAAGGCTGACTGCCGCTGTTGCATCAGATATTGAGGCCGTCTGTAGCTATGAGGAAATAGGTTAATGGCCGGTCCAAATGGCGGCGTACTCGGAAAAGATAATGCCACGACAAATGTGAGTGCTACCGGTATTTTTTCCCTTAGAGAGCACGATCCAAAAATAAGATCTGATGAGTTTCCTGTAGTAAATTCCGCAGTAATTGACTATCTGATTATCGCGGGTGGCGGTGGTGGAGGTGCATGGGGCGGTGGTGGAGGTGCCGGTGGTTTGGTGTACGCCACATCTCAAAGTGCTATTGGCGGTACTTCCTACGCAATAAGCATCGGTAATGGCGGCGCAGGAGCTACAGCTTACAGCGCAACCGGAAGCGACGGCGGTGATACTACCTTTTTTGGTGTTACTGCTGTTGGCGGTGGTGGCGGGGGCTCTCATACTGCTGTACCAGCAAATGGTACTGGTTCCGGAAACGACGGGGGTTCTGGCGGAGGTGGTTCTGATAGAAGTCCGGGAGCCGGTGGTTCTGGTACTAGCGGACAAGGGTACGACGGCGGAGATGGTAAAGACGGAGGCGACCCGAGCGATGCTATGGGCGGTGGCGGCGGCTCTGGTGGTGCTGGTGCCGATGGTGTTCGTATTAGCGCGTCTGGTGACGGTGGTGCCGGTACAAGTAACAGTATTACTGGTTCAGCAGTTACCT